GGCTGAAGGATATTCTGGAGCAGATGGTGATATCTTTCAACTACTTGAAATCCCTGCAGGTTGCCTAGTGCTTTTTGCAGGTGCTGAAGTAGAGAAAGCATTCACTGGAAGCTGTACTTTGGATATGGACTTTGCAGCAGGAGATGACATTATTGATGGTGCTGATATCACCTCAACAGGATTCTGTGCTGAAGGGTCTAATGGACAGTCTAACGATGTAACAACAGGTGCAGCATCTTTGTTTACGCAATTTCAATCAGCTACTGATACTATTGATTGTAAAATTGCAGGTGCAGCTCCTGCTACAGGAAGACTAAGAGCCTATGCTTGCATTATTGATTGTAATGATCTTGGTGCATCAGGCAAAGCTACAGAGGTTGATAGAGACCAACTAGCTTAATAACACTAATTGAGGGGGCAGGGAGACTTGCCCTCTCTTTTAACATAAAGATTTTATAAAGGAAAGAGATATGGGTGTTACAACGGCAATGTGTACATCTTTTAAGGGTGAACTCTTAGGTGGTACGCACGATTTAGATACAAACACAATTAAACTTGCTTTGATTAAGTCAAGTGAGTCAGGTACGTATGGTGCAGCTACCACTAATTACTCAGATGTAACAGGTAATTCTGATGAAGCATCTGGTACAAACTATTCAGCAGGTGGTAACACATTGGGTAGTGCGGCTATTACTACTTCAGGAACAACAGCACTATTAGACTTTGCAGATACAACTTTTTCAAATGCTACTGTATCAGCATCTGGTGCAATTATTTATAACTCAAGTCAAAGTAATAAAGCAATAGCTGTAATTAGTTTTGGTGGAACAGTTGCTTCAACAGCAGGTGATTTTACTGTATCATTTCCTGCAGCTGATGCAAGTAATGCTATTGTAAGGATAGCTTAGTATGGCTACATATGGTGCAAATGATGCGCTATATGGTACAGGTACATTTGGTACAGCACGATATGGTAGAGTAACACCAATAATAGCTGTATCAGGTGTTGTAGGTACAAGTGCTGTAGGCACAGTTGAAGTAAAACCTACAGAAGCCTTAGAGAGTGCTGTTGGTACAGGCGCAATAGGTACAGTTGAAGTACAAATAGATACTTCAATTTCAGGTGTTGCAGGTACAAGTGCTTTAGGTACAATAACTAAAACAGCAACAAGTGCAATCTCTTTAACAGGTGTTCAAGGTACTTCTGCTTTTGGTACGATTGAAGCACAAATAAATACATCAATTAGTGGACTTGGCTCAACAGGAAGTATAGGAACAACGACACAATTTGCACCTGCAACTGTTATGGGTGCTTTTAATCCTGATATATCAAGTTTCTTATTTTCACTGGTAGCTTCTGCAACAATAGGTATTGGATCAAAAAGTGAAAGAATAGCTGTTGTTGAGGGTGTATCACTTGCTGAACAAAACGTAGCATCTTCTAGAGCAATATCGCAAGTGCTATCTGTAAGTGGATCAAGTGGTGTTACAAATGAAACATTGGCTCTTACTGGTGATGATCAAGTAGGGGGAAGTATTCAAGGGGCAGTAGGAACAGGTCAAGCAGGTGCATTATCAACAAGTGCCACAGTGTTTGATTATGAAGCAGTAAAAGAACTATACAGTAGAAGAAGAACTGTTTTTATAGCGAGGGCTGCGTAATGTCTACATCAGCCGAAAGAACAGCGTTAGTTGCAAGTGAAAATAGAACTGTCTATATAGAAAGACAACCAACTTCTGCTGATAGAACAGTATATGCAAGCGAGGATTAAATATGAGTTTTAAATGGCCCAACAAAGATCCAGATGAAACACTAGATTATAGTGTAGATTGGTCAAGATTCTTAGGAACTGCTACAATAACTACTGCTGTTTGGGCAGTTAAATCAACAAACTATACAACACAAACAACTCTAGCTGCAGGAGAAACTTTAACAACAGCTTCTAGTTCAGCAGTAACAGACTCTATACAGAATGTATCTCAAACAAATACTCCCACTGGTGCAGCGACTGTAGCCACAATTAACATAGCAGGTGGTACAGCCAATGAAGAATACACATTCTTTTGTACTATGACTGACTCTACAGGCAGTGTTGCACAAAGAAGTATTAAATTAAAAGTTAGGGAGAAGTAATGGCTTACGATTTTTTAGGCTTGACAAATGATGTTAATAGAAGACTAAATGAAGTAGAACTAACATCAACTAATTTTGCTTCTGCTACTGGTGCATATAGTGCTATTAAAGACAGTATTAACTCTTCTATTCGTTACTGTAATCAGCATGAACAACAATGGCCTTTTAATCATGTTGAGCAAGAGGATACATTAACAGCAGGTGAGGTAAGATATGCATACCCCTCTGATGCTAAAACAATAGACTTTAATAGCTTTCGTATAAAAAGAAATAGTACATTTGGTAATGAAACTCAAAAATTAACTTTATTATCTTACGAAGAGTACTTGACAAAGTTTATAGATTTAGAGTATAATACATCTAATACAAGTATAAGAGCAATACCTACTCATGTCTTTAGATCTCCTAGTCAAGAGTTTGGAGTTGTGCCTCCACCTAACAATGCCTATGAATTAGTATATGAATACTATAGACTACCTATAGACCTTGTTAGTGCAACAGATGTTCCTGCATTACCTGAACAATTTAGACACGTTATTGTAGATGGATCAATGTACTACGCATACCTATTTAGAGGTAACTTACAGGATGCTCAAGTCCTTCAGGGTAAGTTTCAAGAGGGTATTAAGAATATGAGAAGTCTCTATATTAACAGGTACAACTATTTAAGATCTACAATGATACAACAAAATGAAACATTTACACCTCTTATAAGGGTAAATTAATATGCCTACAACTTGGAGTACATACCCCATTGAGTTTAAAGGGGGCTTAATAACAAATATGAGTCCTCTTCAGCAAGGTATTAATGCTCCGGGATCTGCAAGAACTTTAAAAAACTTTGAGCCATCTATAGAAGGTGGCTATAGAAGAATACTAGGCTTTACTAAATTTGATTCTAATATTGTACCCCCATATGGTAATCCAGTAGTTCATGGTGCATCTCAGTCAAGTACAACATTAATTATTGCTGCTATTCATAAAACACCTGAAGCAGGTGATACATTTACAATAGCAGGTGTAACAGGAACATATACAATAGCATCTGGTGGTGTATCTTTTGATGATACAAATAATAGAGCCACACTTACATTAACAGGTGCATTAGCCTCAAGTCCTGCTAATGGTGCATTAGTAACTTTTGCTACTACAACAACAAGTCATCTTATTAATGGTGTGACTAGTTGGGAAGATAAAGCAATAGTATCACGTAACAATGATCTTTTTAAGACTACAGGATCAGGTTATACTAAGATAAACAAACCGACTTATGGTACAGTTTTAGTCAATGGTGGAAGTCAAAGTGGTGGAACACTGGCAGTGGATGGTTTAACTTCTGCTCCTCAAGCAGGTGACGTATTTACGATAGCAAGTGTAGATAAAGTATATACAGTTACAGCAGATGCTACAGTTAGTTCAGGTGGATCTACATTAAACATCAATCCTAACTTAGCTAGTTCACCTTCAGATGATGCTGTTATTACTTTTATAAGTACAGCTAGAGAGGGTGCAACTAAAATAAGATTTGCATCTTATAACTTTAGTGGAACATTAAAATTAGCTATAGTAGATGGTGCTAGTCACCCTGCTCTCTATGATGATAGTACATTCACAGTTTTAAATGATGCACCTACAGATGTACTTGGAGCTAAATACGTAGTTAATTTTAAGAATCAACTTATATTTGCAAAAGGAAGTACAATTACTTTTACTGCTCCTTTTACAGATTCAGACTTTACTGCAGCCAGTGGTGCAGGAACAATAAATGTTGGAGCTACTATTACAGGACTAGCTGTTTTTAGAGAACAACTTGTTATCTTTACTGAAAGAAGTATCGTTAGACTTGTAGGAAATACTATTGCTGACTTTCAACTACAACCAATTACAAGAGATATAGGTTGTTTAGAAGGAGATACAATACAAGAAGTTGGTGGAGATATTATCTTTCTTGCTCCTGATGGTTTAAGACTTTTAAGTGGTACAGAAAGAATAGGAGACTTTGGATTAGGTGTTGTTTCAAAGTCAATACAAAAAAACTTAACTTCTTTTATTGCAACTAACACAAGTTTTTCTAGCGTTGTTATTCGGGAAAAGTCTCAGTATAGACTTCTTGGATATAATACAAATATTAACGAAGAAAGTTCTCAAGGAATTATAGCTACACAGTTTTCTTCTCAGGGTGGATCAAGTGTTCAGTTTGCAGAGACAAGAGGAATAAGAGCTTATGTTGCAGGTGGAAACTATAATGAAGAAGCAGAGTTAACATTCTTTGCTAACAATGATGGGTATGTTTATAAACTAGAAAATGGTAATAATTTTAATGGGTCAAATATACCGACAACTTTTGCTACTCCTTTCGTACCTGTTAATGATCCAAGGGTAAGGAAAGCATTCTATAAAGTTTATCTTTATGCTGATCCTCAAGGTAGTGTAGCATTTGATTTAAGTTTAAAATTTGACTTTGATGAAAAAGATAGTGTACAACCTAGTAGAATAGACTTTTCTAATACAGGTAATGAAATAGGTTTTTATGGAACAGCTACTTACGGTTCAGGAACATATGGAACTAAACTACAAAAAACATTTCAAGCACAAACAATAGGTTCAGGATTTACAGTATCTATGCAATTTGAGTCTAATAACACCAATCCCCCATATTCTTTAGATGCACTTACTTTAGAATATGATACATATACAAGAAGGTAGGTAAAAATGGGTACAGGATATACAAGAAACGATTCATCTAATAATATAGCAGATGGAAACGTAATCAATGCATCAGATCTAGATGGTGAATATGATGCAATAGAATCAGCCTTTGGTACATCAGGTCACACACATGATGGTACTTCAGGTGAAGGAGGTGTGGTTACTGTATTAGGACCTGTCCAAGACTTTGTTGCTAGTGCATCAGAAATAAAACCTAAGACTGACAATACGTTAGATATAGGAACATCTTCCCTAGAGTTTAAAAATTTATATTTAGATGGTCTAGCCTACATTGATGGGTTAGGTGAAACTATGCTTGTATCTGGCTCTAGTTCTATACAGTTTAGAGACACAGCAATATCTATTAACTC